AGCTGATGGAAAAGCGCAACTGCCCCTGCGGGCTGGGTGAGAGGCACATAGAAAACCACAACGAACACCATGCTTTCATAGCCGGACTTATGGACGGAGTAAGGAATGTGAAAAAGTCTGTTATCAATGTGGTGGTCGCTACCACTGTTGCCGCTGTTCTCGGTCTTATCTGGCTGGGTTTTAAGGCAAATGTGAGGTGAGGAAATGGCAACTATTGAAGACCAACTTATTCTGCACGAAGGGCTTAGATTAAAGCCCTATCGCTGCACAGAAAACAAACTGACCATAGGCGTGGGCAGAAATATTGAGGAACGGGGCATAACCGCTACAGAGGCTATGTTTCTGCTGAAAAATGACATTGAGGCGGTTGAAAAGGAACTGAGCCGTTTTGATTGGTTTACGAAGCAGGGTGAAATACGCAGGCGGGTGCTTATAGACATGGGGTTTATGGGTGTTCCCCGTCTGCTTGGGTTTAAGAAGATGATTCAGGCACTTGGGGCAGACGACTATGAAAAAGCCGCCGCCGAAATGCTTGATTCTAAGTGGTCTCGTCAGGTCGGCGGGCGTGCTGTACGCCTCGCTACCATGATGATGACAAATAAAGACTACGATGAGGAGGTTTGAGTATGAAAAAATGGTATCAGAGTAAAACAATGTGGCTGAACCTTGCCGCCGCAGTTACAGATGCGGCACTCTCCGTTATTACTGATTTCGGAACGGGCGGGGTTGTGACTGTTATCTCCGCAGCAAACATGCTTCTGCGCACATTTACCAAAACCCCCGTGACGAAGTAAGGAGCTTTCAGCATGAGTCAGGCAAAGGGAATGCGGGCTAGGCTGCTTCTGGACTTTGAGGACTCTTACGGGGTAAGCCCTGCCGTGAAAAGCGGCAGGGTTATTAAATTTAACTCCGAGAGCCTATCCGCAAGTCAGGAAGCCGAAGAACCCGCCACAATAACAGGCAGGCGAGACAGCGTTGAGCCGATACTGGGCAATATTGATGTAAGCGGTTCGCTTACTCTCCCTGCGGAGCTTATCAGCATGGGGCTTGTGATGAAGGGGCTTTTCGGCGCACCGGAGACAACGGCAGATGGCAGCCTTTACCGCCATGTGTTTAAAACATCTGCCGAGCCGCCCAGCATGGTTATTGAAAAAGGGCTTACGGATATAGGGGCTTATTTTCTTTACAACGGCTGCAAGGTTTCCGGCTTTGAAATGACAGTGGGCGACAGCGGAGAACTGACCGCATCAGTAAGCATCATGGGCGGCAAACGCACTCTGAACACAGAAAGCTATGACGATGCGCCTGTGAACCTGCCCTTTGTCCGTTTGCAGAACTTCAAAGCGAGCATACACGAAGGCGGGGTGCTTATCGGCAATGTTTCCAGCTTTTCGGTGAACATAAACCCCAACCTTGAGAACGACAAATACGCCATAGGTGGAGACGGTTTCCGCACGGAACTGCCCGAAGGCTTGTTAAGCGTGAGCGGAAGCATCAGCACATTTTTCAGGGATGTTTCCCTTCTGCAAAAGGCGGTGGATTCCGCAACAACTAGCCTCAAGCTTAGTTTTAATGCAGGGGTTAAGGGGTCTTTTGAACTGCTTTTCCCCGAAGTGCGCCTTGAGCAGAAAGACCCCGAAGTTTCGGGGCCGGGCGGAATTATGGCGACTTTTAACTGGAAGGCGCATTACGAAGCATCCGCCGAGGGCAGCAGTGTTGTTGCTACGCTGATTAACGAAGTCGAAAACTACTAGGAGGCAGGTATGGCACTTAAAGCAAGGGCATTGAAAAGAAAGGAGATAAAGGCACTCAAGGCGCAGGGGATAAACCTTGCACAGGCAGGGAACGCAGACGCTCAGGAACTGGTAGACACAGTGCTTGACATGGCTTTTGCGGATAAGCAGGACGAGCTGGATGAGATGGACTATAGCGAGTGTCTGGAGCTTTTTAAAAAGGTGGTAGCTCTCACCTTCGGCACGGATGAACAGGAAAAAAACTGACAGAGGTTGTCCGGCACGGCATGAGGTACGGAGCTTACTGCGCCGAGTGCCGCAAGCTGGGCAACCTGAACTGTGAGGGCTGCGAGCTGAACATAACTTGGGAACTGGACACAGCGGCGGCGGATGCGCTCACACTTTTTGCGGATGTTCAGGCGCAGGTAAAAACTGTTGGTAAGCAAATTCTGGGGCTTGATTACGGAGCATTGTTTCAGGTGGCGGATGTTTACTGCATGGAAGTAACCCCGGCCATATGGCGGTATATAAAAGCGATAGAAGAGGAAGTTTTCAACAATGGCAAACACTAACGTAGGCATAGTTATAACAGCGAAAGACCTTACCGCAGGGGCTTTTAACTCTGTGCGGTCAAGCCTTAACCGTGTAACGGATATGATGTTCTCATTGAAAACTGCTGTTGCTGCTGTTGGCGGCGGTGCTTTAGCAAGCTCTGTTGTCAAAACAGGAGCAGGCTTTGAGCAGATGGGCGTTTCTATGAAAACTGTTCTTGGTTCTGCAAAGGCGGCAGAGGAGGCTATGAGCTGGATAAAAGACTTTGCCGTACAGACCCCATATGAGCTTAAAGAGGTTAATGACGCATTTCTCAAACTATCTGCCTATGGTATTGATGCCGCTAAAAATATGCAGTGGATAGGCGACACTGCCGGAGCAATGGGAAAGCCCCTTAATCAGGCTGTGGAGATGGTGGCGGATGCCATAACAGGTGAGTTTGAACGCCTTAAAGAGTTCGGCGTAAGAGCCAGTCAGGAAGGAGAGAACGTAACCTTTGCGTGGACACAGAACGGAGAGCAGCTTACCAAAACAGTCAGCAAAACATCCGAAGACATCAACACCGCCTTGCAGGAGATTTTCAGCCGCTTTAAAGGGGGAATGCAGGAGCAGTCACTAACCATGAACGGCATTGTTTCCAACATACAAGACAAGTGGTCGGAGTTTATGCTGAAAATAGCCGAAGGCGGAGCTTTTGACGGTGTGAAAGCTGCACTTGAGGAGGTACGGAAAAAGCTTGATGAATGGGCAAGTGACGGCACAACGGACGAAATAGCCGCCAAAATTAACGAAGGGTTTCAGATTGCTGTGCAGGTTATAGAAGTGGCTGCTAAGGGTGTTCTGGCTTTTAAGGCAGGTCTTGATGCCGTATATGCCATAGGTGCGAAAGTTGTTGATGTTATTTCAACAGGGTTTCAGAAAATTTACGACCTTTCCTCAAAGGTTGCTGACGGCTTGGGTAAGGTTTTTGGCTGGCTTGGTAAAGGTGCTGACTCCATCGGGCTTGACTCTGTGGGTGACTTTTTTAAATCTGCCAAAGAGGGGGCAGAAAACGCAAGCGAACAGTATAAGCAGACCTCGGAAATGTTCGCCAACCTTGCAAAAGCCGCTAACGAGGCTGTGGATGCCGCCTTGCAGAGAATTGTTGAAGTCAGTGAGGCTATGGACTCTGTGAGCGAGTTTTCCCACAAAATCCTTGAAGCCATGCAGGAAGCCAGCAAAAAAGCGCATGACGAAATGGCGAAAAATGCCGCAGACAACTACGAAAAGGTAAAAAAGAAATGGCTTGAGATGATAGACCTCACTGACAGGGTGAACGGTATCTCAAATTCTGCCGTATCGGGCGATAACGAAAGCACAACAACATTCGGCTTTGCTAACGGCGGGGTTATCTCCGGCGGTTTTCGTGCGTTTGCCAGTGGCGGAATAGTCACCCGCCCCACGCTGGGCTTAATAGGTGAAGGCAGGTACAACGAGGCGGTTGTCCCCCTGCCGGACGGAAAACGCATTCCTGTTGATTTACGCAGTGCAGACAGTTCAAAGACTTCCGGCGGCGATATACACTTTCATATCACTGCCCTTGACTCCAAAAGCTTTGAACAGTATGTCCGTGCAAATCCGCAGGCAATAATAAAGCTTCTTCTGGAAAAGCTGAAATATGGCGGAGACTTTGCCGATGCAGTAGCAAGGGTTAAGGCATGATTTATCCTTCACTTCCCGCTCCTGTTTCGGCAGTAGCTTACACCACCAGTTATGATGTGCTTATTACCTCCACAGGCACAAATGCGGA